CGGTTGGAAGTAATGACCCACCCTTTGCAGTAATCTTAACTGCTCCTTCAGTCATTGGCATAAATACCTTATATACCTTAACACCATTAGCATCTGTTGTTACAGATGTTGCTGTTAATGTATCGCTACCTGATGAGAATCCATAACTAGATGAAATTCCACCATCTGCCAATAAGTTTGTATTATTTTTTCCAGATAGAACCAATCCGCTTGCATCAAGAACTGATAGCGTAATTGTTGCAGCCTCACCTGGTGCGTAAGTTGTCTTATCAAAAGCAACCTTCACTGATGATGCGGTTCCCTCTACACGGACAGTTACTGTATCAGCAGAAACTGTTCCACTCTTTACAACAATTCCAGCATTACCAGTTGCAACACCAGTAAGTGCAAATAATGCTTCACCATTTACGATTGAAGCAGTTGTTGCAGAGTTGCTAATTACAGATAGTGTATCTGATGTTACTGAAAGTGTTCCAGCACCAACCTTTACATTGTTTGCATCGTAAGCAACTGCTGAGATAGCATCAGCGTTTGATCCTGTAGCAATTACAGGCTTCTTTACTGTTGTAACTACCTTAGCGATATCGCCATAAAATGTTACAGATTCTGTTGCAAGCACTATACCTGATTGTGTTGTAATTGTAACTGTTCCTACTCCAGATGTACCGTCAGCAAATACTGCAATATAGTTGCCACCAGCAACTGAAATTGAACGACCAAGTGCTGAGATTGTTGCATAGTTTGAACCAGTTCCAACAAGACCTGAACCTGAAATTGTTGCTGTCAAAGATTCTGAAACAGAAGTTCCAGCAGCATTTTTTTGTGTTACTACAATTACTGCAGCAGCATCAGAAGATACTGTCTTTGGAGCAAATACAGTTGCATCAGTTGTTGCTGTGATTGTTTCGCCTGAGTTAAGAATAGAGGTTGACTTTGATGCAGATGCTTTAATATCTGCTGCGTTAACTACTACTGACCATAGTACTGCAGCAGAATTTAATGTTCCTCCGCCAGCCTTTACGGTTGGAGTTAACTTAATAATGTATGTTCCTGCAACTGTTGGGTTTACTAGACTTACATTTAATTTTGCAGATACTGAAGTAAGTGCATTTACAGATGAAGAAACATCTGCAGAGTATGCGTCACCTGCAACAGTTACAACTGCACTAGTTGTTTCTTTTACAGAAAGAGTTGCTAACTTAGCAGCCCCTGCTGGAAGACTAACAACTGAAGAAGTTACCGTTAAGGTATCTCCTGAGTTACCTGCCAAAAAAGACAATGTTGCTACTGCCGTTGCAGTCTCACCAGTTGAAATAGTGCTTGACACTGTATCAATAGTAAGAGAATCTGCATTGTGCACAGCACTTGCCTGAGTTGCAGTTAAGGTGCTAAGAGACAAGGCTGCAGCCATGACTAAAGCGATTTTCTTAAATGAATTCATTTTTCTCCTTGTTTGTTTATATTAAGTTTAACTTATCCAAGAAATCCTTAACATCGTTAGGCATTTCCCGATTATCTAATTCTACCATACGTTGCTGTTTTTCTGCAAGTCGAGTTGCAGAACTCCAAGTATGGACATCTATTTCTGTATTACTATTTTTCGCTGTATGGGATATTGCTCCAAATACCGCCCCACAAACAGCATCGGCTAAATCTTTTGATTTTTTTCGGGGGTGATCAACCCTATTACCTTTCATTATTTTTAATTCTGACATTTCTTCAAGTAAAAGTGGAATCATAGGGATGGCAACACGCTCTTCATAAATCATCATTGCTAAATCTTCATAATGTTTTTTAGCAACTGATACAGTTTCTGTTTTAATTCCAACAGCCTGCAATTCATTTTGAATATCAAAAGATTGCCAACGGTCAAATGAAACCATTCCAATATTAAATCCTTCTCTACGAAGATTTATAATCCATTGTTTTACTTCTGATAAATTGACTGGTCCTTCTGCCCTTGGTTCCCACCAAGCAACGGCATCAACAATAACAATGGGGGCAACCTGTTCATAATCTTTAATAACTTGAATGTTTACCCATTTATCTACGTGAGCAATAGCAACAGCACACTTATCATGTTTTTGTGCAAGGTCAGCATGAATATAATATATTTTGTCTGGATCTGGTTTAAAAGTTTCATCAAACCTTCTAAAATTATCTAATGGGTTTCTTGTATTCATACATTTTTCTAATTTTTCTTTTTGTTTAAAAAATGCATCAGAAGCAAATGTTGGAACACAAGCAAAACGCATCATAGCATCACCAAGATCTGTATAAAATGCTAACTTAAAATCATCAATCTTTCTTGTTGGATTTACTTCCCATGTAGGTCTTTTAAGTGCTAGAACTCTTGGGACTTTATAAGAAATAATATGATCTTCTTCCCAAATAATTTCAAATTGATTACTAGGATTATCATGAGGTAAGTCTTCATTCATAATAAAGGTATGTCTTTTATCAATAATTTCTTTTTCCATAATTACATCATCATATCTTTTTGAAATAAAGTCACCTTGATAACGAGGGAATGAAAGAAGAACAACCTTACCTAAATCTGGAAAACGAGAATCTACAGATCCACGAAATGCTTTATAAATATTTTCTGCAGTCTTACCCTGTTCATTACCAGTGCCAACTTCAGATGCAAAACCAGAAATTTCATCAAGTACTGCAAGTAATAAGTTTAAACCTTCGTGAGATTCTCTTTCTGAGTGACCAGAATATACGGTAATTGATTTATCAAACTCAACGCTATCAGCCTTTGCATTATATTTACCTGCAAACCATGGGGATTTTTCAATCTTAGTTTTAAAGCCTTTAAAAAATACGTTTTTTGCTTGTTGTGCGTTAATAGCAACGTTAATTAAATCTATTGCATCACCAGATGGTTTGCCAAAATACCTTGCTGGATCTTTAAGGCATAAAAGTTTATATACTATATATGCACATGCTACTGTTGATACAAAGTCTTTTCCAGATCCCTTGCCAAGTTGAAGGATAATTTCATTTTTGGTGTATTTATCGTAATACCTTGCTCCTTCTGATGCTCCATAAAACTCTTGCAAATCTTCTTTTTTATATATTTGACTCATTGCTTCTACAATGTCATATTGAATAGGTGATAGCGGTGGTTGGCCAAGATATTCAGAAGACTCAACAAAAGTCTTAGCATCTACTGGCTTTTCTTCAAATTGATTTTCTTTTAATACTTCTAAAAAATCATTGAACATCGTGGACAATTGTGATCACTTCTCCCTCTTTGGCAATCTGAGAAAGACGTTGCATAATTAAATCACGAACTTCTGGATGAGTTGAAGCAATTTCTCTTAGTATTTCAACAAGCACTTCTTGTCTTCTTTCAATCTGAACCATTTCTTCTGCAAGTTCTTTATTTTCTAAAAGACCTGCTTTTTGTAACATTTCAATTCTTGATTTTTCAATATCCATAACTAGTTTAATTGCTTGAGTTTTTGCGCTAAGATTATTAGTCATACTTGACTCATCGATAACTTCGTAAGCCTTTGTAATAAGTTTACTGTAATGCGTGTCAGCACCAGCAAGAGCCTCTTTAGCACGAGCACGAATGGCATCATTGGCAGAAGCCATAACTTTCCATTCATTAATTAATGAAACTACACGAGTACGTGGAATGTCTAAATCTTTAGAAATTTTTGTTGGATCTTGACCTTTAAGATATTCCGTAACTACTTTATTAACTTCATCAAGGTGTTCAATTAATTCTTTTTCAGTTGACATTTTTCTCCTTTGCTATTTTAAGCAATACTAAATATCCAATAAGGTCATCTATGTCGTTATCTCCAACATAGTCTGTACCTTTCATAAGTCTACTTAATTTATCATCAATTCTTACTCTAAGTTGCTCTACTGGATCTGCCTTGCTAAAAATTCTAACAGGATCTAAAGCAGAATCTCCGTATGCAATATTTTTATCAATAAGCATTTGTGCAATTTTATGACATGTTGACCAAATATAACTACCAGATGGGGCACTAATAGAGTGGAGATATAAATCTTCGCATTTAAAATTTTCTACATCTTTATATACTGGTTTTAACTTCATCTTTTTGATTTCCTTAATCCAAATTTTGCAAGGTATACATAGATTGTTTCTATGCTTGCCCCACACTCTTTAGCAATATCTTGTGGAGATTTTTTATCTATAAGATATCTCTTACGAAGCCAAACCTCGCTTGTATATAGTTTACCAGCCATAATATTATTTGTCAACCTCAGTCTCATTAATATCATAATTAAATCTATTACTGTCTTCTAAAGTCCACTTGTCTTGATTCTCTACGTCCCACTTGTAATCATTAATTATTCGATCTATGACGTAGTCCTTTTTTAAAGTAAAAGAAGGTTCATATATGCGAACTCTATTGTTGGGTTGAATAGCAAAATTTCCGTCATCTCTTTCTATGACATGTCCACATTTGTGTTCGGAAGGATTTTCGGAATATCCATCATCTATGACATTGCTATCTGGGTTATGCCAATCAAGAGTAAATAAATAAGTACCTTTGTGCATTGTCTTTGTTCTATCAATGTATGACATTCTAAGGTTTGTAAGGTTTTCAAATTTAGTCACAGATATGTGATGACTAAAGGCGTTCCATAAAACTAAATTGTGTAAGTCTGCTTCAGGAACTCCAGGCTTTGTACAAAATGCACTAATTGGTAATCTCCACCACAGTCCGCCATCTTCCATCATAATATGAAATAAAGGGCTTCTACTTTTTATACTAGCAACACCAAATATAACGCATGGAAAATATTTGTCATGACTATCTAACTGATTTCTTAAATAATTTCCACGCACATAACACTCTATGGGTGGTATGTTTGCATTTAACTCTGGCATTATTCTATTGCCCCTATTGCTTTATTCCAATTATTAATAGCCCAATGGCCGATTCCACAAGCGTCAGCAACATCATTATCGTTAATGATTTTATTATAGTTGATTTCAATTAATTTCATTGTTCTTTCTTTTCTTATTTGCCGTTCAAATGTTTTATACCAAGAAATTGATTTTCCAGGGTTTGTGAGTCTAATTTTTAATTGTTCTTCTTTGCTTAATTTTTTATTTCCTAAGTAGTTTTGCCAAGTAATTGGGGCTACGGTTGCTATTTGTTTTGTCCCAGTTAAACCCGCTGCGCCAAGTAGTGCACCTTGAACTAATGCAAGATCTGCAGCAGTTTTAGGACTATTCATAAATACTGTGTGTTCAATTACTATTGCTTCAAATCCACCAGAGTATTCAAAAAATGCTTTTGTTTTAGCACAAGCATCCATTACTTTTTCATAATTTGTATTACCTTCAAACTTTATTTTTCCAATAGTGCCAAGTTTTTTGTTTTCAAACAATGCAAAAGCAAGACTATTAGTACTTGCATCAATTGCACAAATATTTTTAGGTAAAAACTCCATGTTCCATTTATTCTTGTTCATAATTAAAAAATCCTTTTATTTGCTTTAGCATTTTTAATGTTTCTTTTTTGCTTATATTGCAATTAGAACAGAACCCAGAATCGTTGTAAATAGAGAGTTGTTGATTACACCCACCTAAACATTTTCTAACTTTTCCAATTCTTTTTTGTCTACGGGCTTTATTATATTTTTCTGAAATTTTATCTTTTGTAGCAGATGCTCGACACTCTTCTCCGCAGTAAATTTGATAACTTACTTTAGGATTAAACTGTTTGTCGCATTTGTCACAAAGTTTCACTAAGCCCCTCAAGAGGTTTTATCTTAATGACCCCTGTTTCTGCCTCTGCACAGGCTTTTTGAATAGGACAAACTTTACAAATTTTAGAGTTTGCTCTATAAGTTTTTACTGGAAGGTTTCTATCTTCCCATGCTTTTCGAACTTCTTTCATCCAATTAAAAGAATAACTAATCCAATTACGATAGTTATCATCTACCTTTACTGGTAACGTTAATAGTTCATGATTATTTTTATTTTCATATATTAAAACGCCTTTATCTTTTTTTAATATTTTCATATAAATTAACAACTGCATTAGGTGTGCACCTTTTGCTTTTCTATTTGCTTTTTTATATTCAAAGCCATCATTTGGCATTGTTTTTATTTCTCCAAGAATAGAGTTACCATTATAATCAAGCATTACATCGCCATAACCAAAAATAGGTGGATCATCAAATTTAATACTAAACTCTAGCGCTGGATGTTTTTGTTTTCCATATTTACGTTCTGTTTCAAATTCCATAGTATTATCTAAAATATTTGCTTTAATCATTGCATCCTGAATTCGATCATGACTTAATGAACCACTTGTTCTATTCGCTACTCCATAAGGATCAGCATTATCATAAAAAACTGTTCCGTCAAAAGCAAGATACCAAAATCTTGCACATTCACCTGCACCGTATGTTAATGTTGAAGGAGCAAAAGCATATTTTTTTGTAAATTTTGGTTTTAAATCAGCAACATAGCCTTGTTGAATTGCATCAACTAAACCCTCTGTATACTCAATATCATCATTGTGTTTTGGTTCGTCAGATTTAATCATAATTTGTTTTAATAAATTTTTAGTCATTTTTTATCCTTTGTTTATATAAGTATATCAGATTAGCGAATTATATATTTAAGTGCTGACACTAGGCTATTAATAGATTCTGCTGCAGTAAAATATATGTTTTTCTTTGCCCTGTCACTTTTATCGACATTAGCCATCCATGTTGCCTTAAAAGACATTTTTGCTGCAATAGCCTGTAACCTAACAATTTCTACAGTAGCAACATTAAGTGGTATATCTGGTTTAATAATTAATTTAGCAATCATTGTTAAAGCAGTTGTTAACTCTTCGTCTTGCATATAGTCCGCAATTTCAGTTAAACCATTAACCATATCTATAGTTGTCTGTTGTTGTTCCATTATTTTATCCTATCAAATCGTATAAGTAAAACTTTGACAAATTCACCTTCATTAAAAATAATCCTTGGTCTTGAATGATATTGATCTAATCCATTAAATATTAACATAGAGTTTTTAGGCATTGGATATTTAACATTATTAATCATCATAGGCCAATCAATATTACAGTCAAGTTGATAATCAACAATAATATGCTCTTGTGGACCTGGAGCATCTTTATGTTCTGGAAGTTTAGGATTTCCATATTTTAAATCATACTCTGCATACGATGTAGCATCTCTATAAATATATTCATTAAAACCATTCTCTTTAAGAGAATTTGAAAAAGATTCAATAATATCATCATCTAAATCAAAGCAATGTATCATTAATCTTCCTGTAAATTTATTAATAAGTTTAGTTAATATTGTTTTATCTCCATACTTATCAAAATCTCCATCAAATGTTGGTAGTTCTAATATATATTTTGATACCTTTTGATTAATTCTTTGAATTTGTTCTTCTGATAAAATATTTTCAATAACAATATTATTTATTAGTTTATTATTTTCCATAATTTTATTATACACCATCCACTAATTGTTCTAGCATATTCATTTCAATTATAGCAAGTCTTACTTTTGTGTTACCTTCTCCAAGAATTACAACAATGGCTGGAGATTTATCTCTGCCTGCTTGAATAGAATCAGTAACAGCCTTAGCCCATACATCTTTATTTAATGTAAAAGATTTGTTTACTTCTTTAAAGTCAACAATAAAGTTTTTCCAAGTTGCATCACCTTTTTGAGTATTCCGACCAGAATTTTTATGTTGTTTTGCGCCAATTCTTTTAGATTCACTTTTTTCACTCATTTATAAAATCTCTTTTCTTTCTTTTAGGTGGTAACAATAAAACTTTTGATATATGTTTTTTAGAACACATCCAAGTTGCATCACCAGTTTCTCTCCAATATCTTAAAGAACTAACTATTTCTTGACAAGTTTTACATGGAAACTTACCTGGATATACTGTAAAATTATTAGACATTACTTAGTTTAATTCTTAATTGTTGTTGTAAATCCAAGTCTTCTTTTATTCTATTAATAATTCCATCTCTTCCTTGTACTTTTGTTCCGTCGTCTAATTGATACCATGCACCAGTTCTATTTAGTAACCCTACTGATTCAGCCGTATCAACAAGATCACCAATAGTATCAAGACCAATGTTATCTCCACGGAAATAGAAATCATATTCCCCAGATTGGAATCCAGGAGACGTTTTAGAAAATTGTAACTCCCAACGAATCTTTCTACCAATTTTTTCTTCAATAAGTTTATCGCCAACCTGTATCTTAGCCTTGATAGCCTGATTGTCGGACTCAGAGGAAAATAACTTGATAACGCAAGATGAATAGAATTTAGTAGCCTGCCCACCAGAAGGCTGCTGGCTAGTATACATAGCACTAATATTGTTGCGACTCTGACTAATAAGAACCAAAAGAGTTGGCTTAACTTTATTGTTTGCATAATTAAGCATCTTCCAAGCGTTACTAAAATCACGAGATTCTGCTCCAATCTGTTTTGTATTTTCTAAGGCTTTCATTTCATCTGTATCTTTTTCAAAATAAATTGCAGGTAGCATTGAAGTAATAGAGTCAACGACAATGAGATCAACTCCAGCATTCATAAGTCCAACACCAACATCCACCATGTCACTAATAGTTCTTGCTTGTGAGTAAATTAGTTTTGTTGGATCTACCCCCAGTTGCTTAGCCCAGTCTTCTGAATAAGACATCTCAGAGTCAATCCATGCACAAACCTTGCCTTCTGCTTGCGCTAAAGCAATCATTTGTAAGCACATAGAGGATTTAGCAGATGACTTGCTACCCCATATAAGAACTTGCCTTCCATATGGCAGTCCACCCCCTAGGGCACGATTTAAACCAAAACTTGGGGTTGGTTGATACTCAAAAGTAATACCTTCTCCTGTACCAAGACGCTTTCTAATTCTTGGGTCTAACTTTGATAATACATCTTCTACACTAACTGACATTTACATCCTCCATTATTACTGTACCGTCTTTAGTTTTACCGAAACTAAACTTATATGCCTTACCTTCTTCAATATGCATGTATGCTTTAGGAAATGCAGTTGGAAATACTGTTACCGAATGTAGATCTCTTGCTGTATCTGCTAAAGTTAAAGAAGCCATCTTTTTTCCAGTTTTTGTAATTCTTGGTTTAAAAGAAACTACAAACATTTCTTCTTCACTATATGGTAATTGTTTGTAACTTAAAAACTTAACAAGTGCATTTGAAGATTCTTTTATTTCATCAACAGGAATTGCAGATACAATCCGATTATCATTAGCAAGAACCAGGTAAGTACGACCTGTCTCAATAACTGTTGATTCTTCATCAAATATACCAACACTGCCAGTTTTGTCCAGAATTTCAACTCGTGACCAACCCTTTCCTCGTTTAATTGCTTTAACCATACCCATTAAAATGTATGATCCCTTTTCTTCAAATGAATCAACGTCTTGAATAAATGCATAATAGTGTGAAGGAATTG